CGGTATAAAATCCTTGAAATGCAAGTTGATCTTGACTTGCCTGGCTATGAAGACGAAGAAGATGGAGAACCTACGGGTATAGCGTTACCGTATATCGTTACCATCGACAAATCGAACGGTATTGTTCTTGCTATTCGTCGCAACTGGAGACCAGAAGATGAACATAAGAAGAAGCGTTCGCATTTTGTGCATTACGGTTATATTCCCGGTTTTGGTTTCTATTGCTTTGGTCTTATTCACCTCATCGGGGCTTTTGCTAAATCAGGTACTAGTATCCTCCGCCAACTCGTTGATGCCGGATCATTGGCGAACTTGCCTGGTGGCTTTAAGACCCGTGGATTGCGGATCAGGGGTGACGACACACCGATAGCACCTGGAGAGTTCCGTGACGTAGATGTTCCAAGTGGGACAATGCGTGACAACATTCTGCCGCTGCCATATAAAGAACCTAGTCAGGTTCTGGCTCAATTGATGAATCAAATCATCGAAGAAGGCCGACGTTTTGCCTCAGCAGCAGATATGAAGATTAGTGACATGAGTGCGCAAGCACCTGTGGGCACAACTTTAGCCATTCTGGAGCGTACATTAAAAGTAATGTCCGCTGTACAAGCCCGCATCCACTACTCATTTAAAGAGGAGCTTCGGTTACTTCGTGACATCATTCGTGATTACACTCCAGATACTTATACCTATGAGCCAGTTGAAGGCAGCCCACGTGCCAAGAAGAGCGACTATGACAACGTAGACGTGATTCCGGTCAGTGATCCAAACGCTGCAACAATGGCCCAGAAGATTACGCAGTACCAAGCCGTGTTACAACTAGCGCAGGGCGCACCACAGATTTACAACTTGCCTAAACTGCACCGTCAGATGTTAGACGTGCTGGGTATTAAGAATGCTCAACAGCTAGTTAAACTGCCCGAGGACCAGAAGCCCGAGGATCCAATCACTGAGAATACAAACGTTCTCATGATGAAGCCAGTCAAGGCGTTCTACTACCAAGACCATCAGGCGCATATTGCTGTGCATATGGCAGCTATGCAAGATCCAAAAATCATGCAGTTGGTTGGACAGAACCCACAGGCGCAAGCTATGCAAGCAGCAATGATGGCCCATATTAATGAGCACGTTGCCTACGAGTATCGCAAGCAGATGGAGATGCGGATGGGTATTGAGTTGCCATTTCATCCAGATGAAGACGACTCGGATGAGAAGGCTATGCCACAAGAAGTTGAGGTTCGGGTATCTCAAATGGCGGCGCAAGCAGCTCAGCAAATGTTGCAGCAGAATCAACAACAGGCCCAAGCTCAACAAAATGCTCAGGCACAGCAAGACCCAATCATCCAGTTGCAGCAGCAAGAGATGCAAATCAAACAAGGTGAGTTGGAGCTCAAGACTAAGAAATTGGCTACTGATGCTGCCGCTAAAGCCGATCAATTACAGATTGAGCGTGACCGCATAGAGTCACAAGAGAAGATTGCTGGTATGAATGCGCAAATTAAAGTTATCACCGATGACAAAAATCGCCTTGCAAAAGAAGGTGAAATGGGCGCTAAGTTAGGCATTGACCTGGCCAAATCCAAGGCTCAAATGCAAATGCAGCAAACCCGCAGTAAAGACGTTACAAAGGAGAAGACTGAGTAATGGAACCATTAGACGTTCTAGTAATAGAACTAGATAAAAGTGTCGTTCAAAAGCGAGACTGGGTAGCCTCCGGACAAGCCAAAGACTTTGCCGAGTACCAAAAAATTTGTGGAGAGATTAAAGGTCTGCTCTTTGCAAAGCAGGAAATATTAGACCTTAAACAAACCATGGAGCATTCTGATGAGTGAAATCCTTATCGGCACAAACCCCGATAAACCGCAGATAGTAGGATCAGTAGATTTTTCCAAAGCCGTAGAAGAGAAAGCTCGCCAGCTTCCAATTCCATCTGGCTACCGCATCTTGTGTGCGATCCCAGAAACAGAAGAAAAGTTTGAAGGTTCTGATTTAGTTAAGCCTGATGACCTAATAAAGAAGGACGAGATTCTAACCACAGTATTGTTCGTGGTGGCTCTTGGACCTGACTGCTATAAAGACAGCACTAGATTCCCAAGCGGACCCTGGTGTGGTGAAGGTGACTTTATTTTAGTTAGACCAAATGCCGGTACCCGCCTAGTAATACATGGCCGGGAGTTTAGGATTATTAATGACGACTCAGTTGAAGCCGTTGTTCAAGATCCTCGTGGCATATCCCGTAAATTTATATAGGAGCTAAATCATGGCTGAGTTTGAAAAAGAAGAATTTAAGTTCCCCGATGAGATAGAAGATAAGGGTAAACCCTTAGATGAAGTCGAGTACATCATTGAGGATGACACCCCTCCAGAAGATAGGGGACGTGAACCGTTGCCTACAGAGGTAGTTAAAAAGCTAGAAGCTGCTGATGAAGACAATGAAGATCTAGACCCCAAGGCTCAAAAAGAGCGTATTAAGCAGTACAAAAAGGTCTGGAACGACGAGCGACGGGCTAAAGAAGCCGCTGATCGTGAGCGTCAAGAGGCTATTAATCTAGCAAAACAAGTAATTGAAGAGAACAAAAAGCTCAAAGCACAATATAGTGCTGGTGAAAAGACCTACATTGAGACTGTTCAAAGCGCTGCCGACACCTCATTAGCTATGGCTAAGCGTGAATACAAAGAAGCACTTGAGTCTGGTGATTCGGATCGCATCGTTGAAGCACAGACTGCTCTTTCAGAAGCAACATATAAATCACAACAGGCAAAACAATTTAAGCCTACTGCTTTACAAAGTGAAGAAAATGAGGTACAAATACCCCAATCGCAGCAAACACCAAAGGTTGACGCCAAAACGCAATCTTGGTTGGATGAAAATCCTTGGTATGGTTCCAAAAAAGCCATGTCCAATTTTGCGGTAGGGATACATGAAGAATTGGTGGATGATTACGGTCCAACTATCGTAGGTTCAGACCAATACTTCAAGCACATTGACAAAACAATGCGCAAAAAATTTCCTGAATATTTCGATACTCAGGAAGAAGGTAGTCAGGCTGAGCCAGAAAAAGAGCCCCAAACCGCTCCGAAAGCAAAGCCGTCAACGGTGGTAGCTCCGGCGACCCGCTCAACGTCCTCCAAACAGGTACGGTTGAAGCAGTCACAAATGGCCTTGATCAAAAAACTAGGCTTAAGTCCGGAAGTGTACGCTCGTGAACAACAAAAATTGGAGGCTTCAAATGGCTGAAAACAGACTGACCCGTGAATTAGATACCCGAGTTGAGGTAGAGCGCCCCACGCATTGGGCTCCACCTGAATTACTCCCTGAGCCCGACAAACAGGCTGGGTATTCGTATCGTTGGATTCGTGTCTCATCTTTAAATCAGGCTGACCCACGTAACCTATCTGCCAAACTCAGAGAAGGTTGGGAGCCCGTAAGGATTGAGGAACAACCCAAATTTCAAATGCTAGTTGATCCCAATAGTCGATACAAAGACAACATTGAGATTGGCGGGCTGTTACTTTGCAAAACCCCAGTTGAGTTTGTAGCTCAGCGTAATACTTATTACTCTGACCAAGCTAATGCTCAAATGAAGGCTGTGGAGAACGCTCTTATGCGCCAAAATGATCCTCGGATGCCTCTCTTCAATGAAGGTAAGGTTACGACGGGTTCTTTTGGTAAAGGTTCTTAACTTATTAATTAGGAGTATCAAATGGCTTATCCAACCGTTTCGTCTCCCTATGGCTTACAGCCAATCAACAGCGTAGACGGCAAACCCTACGCTGGTGCAACCCGTCAATTGCCAATCGCAAGTACTTATAACACTGCGATTTTTAACGGGGATATTGTGACTGTAGTTGATGGGGGTACTATTGCACTATCAGGCGTTTCCGACAACTCTACAGGTTCTGCTGCTAACTACACTTATGGCGTATTTATGGGTGTTCAGTATGTAAATGCACAGGGTCAAACTGTTCAGGCTCAATACTATCCAGGTAATGCCGCTGCTACCAGCGCTGTTGCTTATGTAGTTGACGATCCAATGGCTGCCTTTAAAGTAGCTGTTGTTGCCGCAAACAGTGTTGTACAGACTGTTAACCAAAGCGTTGTAGGTATTAACATGGCAATTCAGCAAGAGTCACCACAAGGCAGCACTATTACTGGTGATTCTTACACAGGCGTCCTTGTTCCTACCGATAACCTTGGTAATGCAGCAACCCTGCCAGTACGTTGTGTCGCCGTAGTTCCAGAGACTGCTACTGGTACAAATGCCTTCACAGAAGTTATTGTGAAGTTGAACAATCCGCAAATACTCCGTACAACGGGTATTGACTACGCAGCATAAGGAGCTTAAAAAATGGCTATTTCTCGTGCCCAACTACTAAAAGAGCTCCTCCCAGGCTTGAACGCTTTGTTCGGTCTTGAGTATGCTCGCTATGGCGAAGAACATAAAGAGATCTATGAAACAGAGACCTCTGAGCGTTCTTTTGAAGAAGAAGTAAAACTGTCTGGCTTCTCAGCTGCACCAGTCAAAAACGAAGGTTCTGCCATCGCTTATGACAATGCACAAGAAGCATTTACAGCTCGCTATACCCACGTAACGATTGCTCAAGGTTTCTCCCTAACGGAAGAGGCAATTGAGGACAACTTGTATGACAGCCTATCTGGTCGTTATACCAAGGCGTTAGCTCGTTCCATGGCATATACCAAGCAAGTTCGTGCTGCTGCCGTATTAAATACTGGCTTTACCGCTGCTACTGGTGGTGATGGTCAGCCTTTATTCAGCACTGCACACCCATTGGTTTCTGGCGGTACAAACTCCAACGAACCTGCTGTTCCAGCTGACCTTAACGAGACTTCTTTAGAAGCCGCCGTTATTCAAATTAGCTTGTGGACAGATGAGCGTGGACTGTTGATCGCTTCTAAACCACGTAAGTTGATTGTTCCACCTGCACTACAGTTCGTTGCAACTCGTTTGCTAGAAACCGAACTCCGTGTTGGTACCAACGACAACGACATCAGTGGTCAAGAACCAAGCAT